ATGTATTTACACTAATGTCTGTAAAGTCATGAAGTGCCTTAAACCCGCCTCTCTTCTGAACCCCACCCTCTGACATAAGAAAAAAGTTCTTAACGCTTTGCGCAGAAGAATTGTAAATCTGAGAGTCAGTTCTAGAAGACAGTGAGCTACTAATTTCACCGTACTGAAAGTTTGTTAGCGGAATACGAGAACGCTGCATTTAGCTTCTCCTATTAGTAATAAACCGTGATGTAGTAAGTTTGCGTGTACTTTGCTGTTGCGAGTCAATCGATCTAGCTTTTGCTAGCATACGCTCATACTGTGTATTCATTTGATTTGCCAAGGCGGTATCTCGTGCAATCGATGTTGCAAAGACAGTTGCCATTGCATATTCAACAGTAAGGCAGAAGTAAGAAGGCCAGTTCACTTCATCTGCTCTAAATGTGTAGTCAGCAATCAATACGTCTTGAGTGTCAGCATCGCAGTATGCTTTGTCACCATACAAGTCGTATTCAATTTGAAAGTCGTTTACCGTAATAGCGTGGATGTAAAGATAGCCATCTGGTAACTGATAGGCTGCATCGAAGCGACCAGTTGGTGCTGCGGAAAGCCTGTTTAGCTGCGCTTGGTTTGTAGCAAAACGCCACCGTGTAGATGTAAGGTTTGTACGCGCAACATCTTCATACATGTTATTGGAAACAAGAGACTCAGTAGTATCATCTGAAAATGATGTAATCGGCTCTGCGCCGATCAAAACTAAAGCTCTACTACAAATATCAATGCCACTGTTTGCTGGTGAAGACATACTAACCTCTTTAGGTAAGAGGGGGCCGAAGCCCCCATCTATTAGTCACCATCTGTTTCCGCAACAGCCGTACCGTCAGATACGTCTACTACACCAGATGCGTTTGATAGAACGGTAACAAAACTAGTTGTCGGAGCATTTGTGTCACGAACAATAATTAAGTCACGAACATCAAGCATGTTGGATGCGTCGTTAAAGTAACCAGCAGTATTTACGTCAGCAATTGCGTCCGCTGATGTGTACATCCATAGGCTACCGTTTGAGTCGCCGCCAACACGAGTTAGTCCAGATGCTGCAAAAGCCATGATCTAATCTCCTTAGTTATTATCTAGCAGTTCGTACACGCCGTTGTCATCAATAACAACAGAACCCATAGACATCATTGATGTCGCTAGGTGCGATACTTTTTCTGCAATGTAGTTAACTTCAGTTTGAACATCAGAGTTAATACCGATGCCAACTGCGCGCATGTGGTACGCAAAGTTCTTACCACCAGCTACAGCAGACGTTGAGAAAATCTTGAAGCCCAAGAACTCTTTCATTGTCATGCCGCCAGCAAACGGTAAGTTTTGTGGCCCAACATAGTCTGATGATGCAAACTCATTGATTGCAAACAAGTCAGCAAAACCAGCAGGTGACATTGCAAGATAGCGTTGACCATCTTCAGGAATGTCGGCTGTGCCAAATGTTTCAAACAATGTTAGCAAGTCAGCTTTGTCTAGTGCGCCAGCGATGTCTGCAATTTGCGTTGCGTTTGCGCCAGCGTCCATTGCTGTTGTGATGATCTCGTCAGTCTTACGACCTAGAGCAGCAGCGGCTGATTGTGCGACAGCTTGACGCTCGTTGATGTTGATTTTCAACTCGTCTAGCTTGTCGATGTACTCAGGTGCATAGTAGTCAGCCATTGTGACTTCTACGTTAGTGTGTACCAGCTCCATCGCTGTTACATCGCCGTTGCGTGTTTTTGTGTTAGCAGTGCCTTTGCCGATTACTTGGAATCGTGCAGTTGAACCAGTCACATTGGTTGTGCGGCATGTGTTCCGTAGCTTGGAACCCATACGCTGGTACGCCATGTGAACTTCTGATTCAAACTGTTTGATAAAGGCTTGGTCAATTGTATTAGCCATTTTTACAGTCCTAATTGAAGTTTCGGGTTACTACGGGTATCCGCTCTCGTCACTTCAACTTGGGTGTCCTTTCGGGCCAATCAGTGTATTACGGGCCGTGATGTCCCATCGTAAACACAATTTTCCCCTAAATTGCAACGAATAAATTCAACATACTTGTTTTCGCCGCTTACAATAGTGCCTATTGGCTCAAATCCAAGCCAAACTGCCCAGTTCAAAATACCCTCATAATCAGCCAGAACTGTCATAGTCATATGCTCTTGCGCTTGTGATAAAAAATCCACAAGCATTCGAGAGCCTCGCGCTAACATAACAAAGTTCTCTTTGGCTTTTTCAGTAAATATTGTAAACATTTGCGGGTGGTCTTGATCGCCGTTGTACCATAAACCACCCACGCAGATGATAGGACCACCTTCCTTTCGCACAATATATGCTTCAGCTTGCTCGTACATTTCACTCATTGCAACACGCAAATCAGTATAGCCAAGCAATCTTAATTCCCTGCGATTCTCAGGGGACATATTTTCTGCGATTTCATCTAAGTGAAATGGCGAAAGGGGCGTCATGTAGAACGCCCCTCTTTCTAAAATCTTAGTCTCGGTAGAGTTGTTTAAACCCATCTTCCACCTGCTTTACAAAACTTGGGTCTTTTGTGTACCCACTATATCGCGGATCAAGCATCATCTGTTGTAGCTCTGTAAGTGTCTTACCTGCGACAACTTCTCCAGCACCACCAAAGTTGCCATCTTTCATTTTATCCATAATTACCTCAAGGGCAATAATGCCCTCATGGGTTTCACACATACGCTCAATTGCTGGAATAGCTTCTTCTGGAAAGAATTTATTAGCAAATACAGATGCAGCTTCGATACGAGTGTTAGCATTTTCGCCAAGTTGGCTAGCTTCAAACTCAAGGTCAGGCTCTGATCCAGCAAGTGCTTTAGCATACATTTCAATGCCTTGCTCAAATTCTTCTTGGCTAAAGCCATTCTCAAAACTGTGATCTGCCCACCACTGAAGTAATTCGTTATCAACGGCTTGATCCGCGTCGATTGAATCAGGTAGCTGATAGTCTGACGCTGACTCGGGCCGATCCGCGAAAGCTTCGTTTTGAATCTCTTCAAGGATAGAAGCCCGAATATCTTCGTCTTTTGACCCTAGCTTTGATTGCAGCTCAGTGTAAGACTTTGCCAAATCTTCGGGCGTTTTAAACTTTTCAGGAAGCCATTCAGGGCGCTCCTGTGGTTGCGTTGCCTGAACATCATCTTCAGTTACAAAGTCACGACCATCTGCCGCTGCTACTTCTACTGCTGATTCTTCACTCATTTATCTTTACTCCTATGTGCATGTGCAATGCGCTGCTCGAGTATGGCGACAATATAAGCCTGACCAGCCGCATGAAAAAGCTCATTAGCCTGAACATTCGGGCCATGAGCTGTCTCAATAGTAATTGATCGAAGATAGCGCAGAACTTCTTTGCCAGTTGGTGTATTAAAGATTTCAGCTACGTTTCTACTTATCTTAACGTCTTCGGTAGAAGATCGCTGAATACCATCTATTCCAATGTTAATTTTGGCTACCAACGTCTGCTCCCTGCTGTTGTGCCATTTGCTGCATCATTGCAGTTAATTGTTTACGCTGTTCTTCATCACGAATCAAGGTGTCTGGCACACCAGACTTTTCAGCAAGAACAACTGCGGTCTGCTCTGGGTCAATCAAAATGGGCAAAAGCTGTGGGCCAAGGTAAGTATTTACCGACTCCAAGAAACGTGCGATACGAGCAATATCCTCGTTTGACTGACCTTGAGCTAAAGGTGAAACAGATCGAACTTTAACTTCACGACCATTTACTGTTGGAAGCTCAATGCGGCCTTGCTTTCTCAAGATGTAAATAACACGCTGCAAAACTGGCTGGACTAATTCAGTTTGCAAACGACCAAATGTAGCAGACATACGGCGATTCAAGTCAGCCATACGTTCTGCAACTTCTGTCGCAGATGCAGGTGTTTTATCTGGATCACCAAGCATATCCATGAACAATGCTTTGCGAATGTTCATGCGCATTTCACTTAGTTGTAGCTGCCCTACGTCAAAACGACCCGCAGACTGAATGGGTTGCAAACCAGCGCTACCCATAGCCTTTGGAATAACGGTCCCTGGAACGAGATTGATCGTATCAAGGTTCATTACGCCATCATCTTCAGCCTGATAAATGCCAGAAATAGACATCTGAGCATTTTCAAGAATCATTTGAATTGTAAGGTTAGTTGTCTTGATTGAAGACAGCGCATTAATAATAGGGCCGCGACCATAAACTTCACTCGGCGCTGGCGACCAACGGAAACAAATAAATGGGTTTGAGCCAAGACCGCGTAGCTGTTTTTCATATAGCAATGTTTCTGTCGTCATACAGATTGCGTAATGATAGTAAGCTTCTTCGTTTCGTTTAGAGTAGTCTTTACATACAATTTCAAGAACCGTTGTTTCACGATCCTTACCCATTTGATTCATTACTTTTGGATCAAAGGTTGAATTAGGATAAAGAATATGAAGATCGTCAAAGCGAATCTTCTTACGCTCACGAAAGATATGATCAATGTTATTGTTGGGGCCAGCGTCTAGAATGACACGAGGAAGTGGCACCGATGTGAAGATTACTGGATTTACTGAATCCCCTTCCTCTACGCACAAAACGCCAGTCCCAACAGCTAAGTCCATAAAGGACTCATGTACTTCTTGAGCAAAATTAGAATTTTGTAAAACCTCAAAGACGTAATCAGTAACTTCATCTAACTGATTGTTTACTGCATCCTTTTGGTCTTGTGGTACTTCACTACCAGCAATGAAGTCTGCCCAACGCGTAAAGTTAGGAACCATTGCTGACTGCAAGCGAGAAGCAAATTCTTGTATCCCAACTACAGCGGTTTCATCAAAGATTTTTTCATCACGCCGTTGCCCAGCTTCTTCATAATAAAAAGACTCACGCATGGGCAGCGTGTACTCATAGCATTCTTCAAAAAGAGGCACCCAATTTTCTCGGTATGCCTTTGCCTTTTGATAACGCTTTAATTTTTGTTTTGCGAGTTCATGCATTATTCAAACCGTCCAAGGAAGCCAGTGCTACCGCCTCGCATTAGAGAACGTCGGCCACGACCACCGCGACCATATCTAGATTCAGCGCCACGCTTAACTGCACTGCTAATATCTTCACGCTTTTGCTGGGCGCGTTTTGTCGATTCTTCCTCTCGCTTAATATCAGCTTCAATGCGCTGATCTGCTGCTGCTTCTTTTTCTTTCCTTGAGGGACCAAAACACATTTTACTACATCCTTGACCAAACACTTCCGCTTCGTTTTACTCTTGATCCTTTTCGAAAAACATCAAAAGAGCGACTAGCTATTACCGCTTTAGCAGGTTTTTGCGTATTCATCAACGCTCGTCCCTCACCAGCGCCCAACATCATGTATTGTAAGGCATCGTGAATGTGAGAAAACATGTTCTTATCAGGCTTATCGCTATACCTTTCACCACTGACTTCCATGCGGCGATATTGGTATCCACCCTCAAAACCTTTGATAAGTTGTTGGCATCGACGATCAATTAAAAAGGCTGGCTTCCCTTCTACCATCTTGGTCAGTTGTGAGGAAACTGCTTCCAAGCGAAGGTCAACAGAGTTGGAGGGCGCAGGGAAAGCCCTCAAGCCAGCCCCGCGCAGAATGTGAAAGGGAGTGGATTCATCAGTCTGCGCTCTAAAGTCACCAGCGGGATCACCATAGATAATAACTTCAGAGGCAGCGCTAAATCGTGTTGCAAGTTCTTGCCGCAAAACTTCAGCAAATCTTACAATTCCCATATCAATAGCGACAATCTCTTGTTGAATTAACCACCTGCCGCGCACTTTCTGCCCGATTGTGGCGGCAGGGGTCAGTCCAAAGTCCAAGCCAACAAAGACTGGGAGGTTTGCAGCAACTGCAATTTCTTCGGTGGCAACATGAGCTTCGGGCGCAAACATAGGATATATCGGTTTTCCGTCTTGGATTGATCCCAACCTATTCATAACATAGACATCAATCCAGCTTTTTGTTTTACCGCGAATAAGATTCGGGTAATACGACTTCATCATATGTTGGCGATTCTCAGCCTTGTCGTTTGGCTCATAATCCTGAAGCTCACCGTCTTGGTTCTTTACTTCAACCATTCCTGCAGGTTGCGTGAAGAACTCCCAATTGTCAGGTTTGACTAGCATTTTGGCTTGTTCACGCGGAATATGGTCAGGAATTGGAACCTCACCAGACATAATGGGCCACCAGTGATCTTCTTCTGGCGCGTTGGTATCAGCAATAACGCCAGTCCAACTAGGCCCACCATCCTTCATGCTGGGGAAACGGCCAACACGCATGGTACACGCATCGATAATAGACTTGGGTATCTCCCTAGCCTCATTGATCCAGATGCCAGTAAGTTCGAGAGAGAGGAGTTTTTTGACATCTTCAGGCCGATCAAGAGCTAGGAAGATAACTTCGAGGTCAATGTCGCCCTTCTTGATACGATGCGTGTAGGGGACTGACCATGTGAACTTTCCCCAGTCTTCTTCTGGGAACCAGTCAAGCCATGTTTTAATAGTTGTAGTTCGTAACTGTGGGTTTGTGTTCCGTATAATAGCCCATCGAGACTTTCGGATTCCGTCTGGGCCTTTCTTTTGCTCAAGCGCTCTGCGAAAAACCTCAACACAACATCCAACACTTTTACCACTCCCAACTGGCCCCCTGATGCCACGAAAGAATGTATTGTCCTTCATAAAGGACTTTAGCACTTCACCATCAGGTTTGTACTTAAAATCAACCACTAGCGTAGTCCTTTATCAACTCCAAACTTAATCATGCGTTCGGCAACCTCTGGTCCAATATTATCAATCATTTGATCAAGCATTGTATTGGTAACAAAAGATTTTCCATGCTTTTCATCGAAGTATTGAAAGTGAACTTTCTTCACTAACCTGCGAAGCATAGTCAATTCTTCTTGCTTTAACGATTGAACAAAGCTCATTTTTTCTTAGCCGCAGGTTTTTTCTTAGGTTTTTCCACTTTAGGTTCTGGACCCTCTACAAGCTTCATAGAAGCTGGGGTTTTTGTTGCACCACTCCATGTAAATCCCTGAAACTTATGCGTTGCGCCAGTCCAAAGTTCATTTGTGCTTTTTACATACCATGCCATTATGTTCTGTACCTCTTTACTTTGTTAGCAATCTTCTTCGGTTGAGCCACAAACTGCTTGCCCTTTGCCTTACCAGCTCGTTTAGCTCGGGTTGTAGCTGCATATTCAGCATCACTAAGAGCAGCGATAGCCTTAGCAGGTAAGTAGCGCTCACCAGTCTCACTAGATTTCTTGCCAGACTTGGTGCGCCAATTCTGCTTTCCCCAATCTAGTAATGACTTCTGCGGTGCCTTCATTATTTATTTGCTCTCAACAAACTACGAGCCTTTGACTTCTGTCTTTCTGTTAAGTTAGCTTTTTCTAACTTATCAAAAACATTTTCTTGCTTTGTGCCATCAAGCTCACGAAATTCCTTTGCGATTCTCGCATAATGCGCAGCATCAAACGTCCGAAGAATCTGAAGGTTCTCGTTTGTTGGGCTTGCTATGAAACGACGAAATGCGCGCTCAGCATGTTTTTTAATATCTTCTGGTTTGCCAGATTGCTTTGCACCCGATTTTGTCGTGTACATATTCATTGTCTTTTTCTCAGCCATTATCGGTATCCTCCACCTTTAGCCTTATATTCTTTAGCCAATAGCTGCGCCTTACGCGCAGACCACTGACCCGCCTTGGTTCCGTGAGTAGCTCTTGCCTTAATGCGCTGAAACAATGTCTTGCGCATCTTTGGCTTAGTGTAATTACCTGCTGCATTAACCGCCATTATGGAAACTCTTTATCTGGTGGATTCATTGTGCCAAGCTTAGTTGCAAGCTTACGAGCCAAAACTTTAAGCTTGCGCCGTTCCCGCGTCGACTCGTCGTCCGTTTTCCCAGCAAGCTTTTTGAGCTTATTTTCTGTCGCAGTAAGTTGATTTTGTAATAAGGTGCGACTTTCACGAGCATATTGCTTAGGTTTTTCTTTAGGGCCGCGAGCATATTGTTTAAATTCAGCCATTTTATTTCCCCAGTGGATTAAGCAAAGAACGTGCAGCAGCACCTTTGCGCATCTTAACATCTTCCATCTTAGCGCCCTTGCGGACAGCTTTGTCAGCACTGCCAGAGGCTAGGGAAGGAAGTTCGAACTTAGGCCGTGCAGCCTTCTTTTCTTGATAAATATCTTCAGCAGACTTGCCACCACCAAAACACATAGCTACGCCTTTCCCGCATTCTTGTTGCGCTTAATAGATCGATTCTTAGCACGACCTAACATTCTTAAATTACTCTTAGAGTTGTCACGCGGATTGCCATTCTTGTGGTCAACATCCTTGCCATCGTTACGCGACGCTTTACCAGCCTTAAGCATAGAATAACGAGCTTTCTTTCTAGCGCGGTTATCTTTCATACGTTTAGGCGATTTGTCATACTTACCCTCGCCACGCATAGAATAATCACGAACATATGAAGGCGAACTAGGCATTACCACTTAACCTTATCTGCCCAATAAGCGGCACTCATCTTACCCTTCGCTATGTTCTTCGCATGTCTAGCCTTAAAAGACCTACGCTTTTTCTTCATAGCTTCAGATTCACCAGCCTTAGGCTTACCCGCAGTCTTGGCATTCTCATCGCCAAACTTAATATACTTATATTTTCCACCCTCACTCGCCATAACATGATGACTCTTAGAGGTTGAATCCCGCAAACGCTGCGCTTGATTGATCTTGCGCAAACCCGCAGTCTTCATCTTGGTCTTAACACGCGCAGGTATAGTCATTACTTACTCCGACTAATCGCCTTAGCAATACGCTCATTGCTCTTATCACGAGGCGGCGACTTCTCAGGTTTATCAGTTCCAAATCTACTCATATCGAACCTTTAGCATAAAAAAATATTTTTGGCTATAACGAGCTTTTTGAAGCTATAACAAGAGAGAGGGATCACTTAATCTAACCAAAGACTAAAGTTTTGACCCCCACCCACAGCTATACGCAAATTGCAAGACGTTTAGCCAGAAACTCATGACTCAACCAAGATCAATGGATACTCGTATATCACCTGCAACTTGCACCTGCGATCTATCTATAGGCTTATACCCCGCACGATCCAGTAAGTCCTTAGCCGCTTCAAGCTGCACATACTCACTCTTAGCACCAGTCATTAGCTTTCTCAGCTGTGCCCCAGCAGCAGTAGCGGCAACCCCAAATTGCTCATTCATCCGCTGCATCATGTACTGTTGCACATGCGGTAGCTTTAACGCCTTGGTTCCACTTACTCTTCCACTTTCCCCCTTCGCGTATCCAGCAGTCTCAGCGGCTGTCTGAATGTTGCATCCTGTGGCTACAAGTGTGTCAACGAGTGCGGTCTGTTTCGCGGTCAGCTTTCGTTGAATAGGTGGTTGGTTCATCGCTATCATCCTTCCTCTAATGTCTGCCCCCCCTTCCCTCTTCCCCCCCATCTAGAACGTGTGTCAACTGATTTGTCAAAAGTTACGTTACGTCACTTCTATGTTTGTGACGTTACGTCATAATTTCTGGGAGTTGCGAATGCTAATGCTATTGCAGTTTAGTGGCCCCGCATGGCGGGGCGTATTCGCCGCTATGTTGTGCTTCGCATCAGTACCGCTTGGGGCGGTACTGACCAAAGGCTGCCAGCGCTAACTCGGTGTTGTTATCCGCTCGTACCGCATCGCTAGTTGTTAGCTTCTTTGCAATGTGTGTCGGGCGTGGCCCGATCACTTTCGCGCTATGGCGCGATCTTTATAGCGCGTGGACACGCGCATCGCAGGGGGTTTTTGTCGTGTAAAAAACCCCCTATAACCCCCATAATCCGTTCAAATATAGGCAATGGTATTGCCAATCGCTTAGGGCGATTGCCAACACCATTGAACTCAACCTCATTGATTCTTACCCAGCCGAAGCTCGGATGGGCAGGCACCCATTGGTCTCGATCATCCAGAACCTACAGTCAAGACGGACGTGGTTGCGTCTTGACTGTAGAACCGTGGTTGATCGGACAACGGGGCCCACCTGCCCACCCTTCACTTCGGGCAGGGACGAATCTTAAAAACTAGCTCAGAATGGAGAACACAAATGGCTACTGTTAAGAAAATTGTAAAAGAAGCACGCGCACCACAAAAGGATGTCACGCCGTCCTACATCACGGACGCGATTGAAAGCGCAAAAGAGTTGCGCTCGGTGGTTGAAGAATCAATCGAGGCAATCGTTGATATCGCGGAGCAGGTGACCCAAACACCCGCAAGCGCATCCTTGATGGAATGTGCAACAGCGTCACATATCAAATGCCTTGGCGCAAGAAAGACCTTGACGACGCACAAGAGCGCCGCGACCGCCTTATGGTCGAAGTTGAAACTGGCGACGATGGTCAAATATTCGCACTTGAGCGCGCAGAAGATAAAGAGCGCGATGTTTCATGGACATACTACCACTTCAAAACATACCACGACGCAGCGCTTGAGTCCTACAAAGCCGAGACTGGCACCGACTACCGCCCCAACGCGGTCAAGGCCAAACCCAAGGTCGAAGACAAGCGAGCGGCTCTCAGCAAATACCGCAAATAACCAGATCAACCCCGCTTCGGCGGGGTTTT